TCCGCAATGGGCGGTACCGGCGCCTCCTGCGGCTCCTCGGCATCGCGCGGCCCCTCCTCCTCCTCCGCATCCGGCGCCCCCGCGGCAACGGGCGGCACCGCGGCAACGGGCGGCACCTCGGCAACGGGCGGCACCTCGGCAACGGGCGGCTCTACAGTAACAGGCCGAGTAGAAGGTGCAACGGGAAGCCTGTCCCGCTCACTTAAGTCTTTTAGTTCTTGATCCTTCAACTTTTCTTGATATTTTTCTTGATACTTTACCTCATCCAAATCTTTAAGTTCTTCCAGTTCTTTAAGGTCATCTAGGTCTTTAAGGTCATCTAGGTCTTTGATTTCTTTTAATTCATCACGCCCAACAGGCGCTTCCGCAACAGGGGCTTCGGAGACAGCTGGAGAAGTTATATATTCAATAAGTTCTTCGTCGGTAATGTTTGGGTTTGCTTCAAGCAAATCTGCAAAGTCGTCAATAGACACCGCTGTCTCTGTAGCGGCAGGGGTTACTTCTATTGGAGGAAGTTCTGGTGTAGGGACTGGCGGGGGCGTGAAGGCAGGAGCAGGAGCAGGAGCAGGAGCAGGAGCAGGAGCTGATGGGCCTTCAAAATCCGACAGTAGTGGTCCCGCTTTAATTGTTCCAGAGGGTGGTTGGGATAACAGAGTGTCAAGATCAAACTCTGAAAAAAGATCTTTAGCTCTATCGGCACCGAGGAAACTAGATGCTTGCTCTATTGCCGCAAAATCGTCGGGTGATGGGACGTTAAAACTTGGCGGGACTTCAAGACCCGGCAACGATCCGGTATCAATAGCAGCTAACTGAGAAGCGGACACCTCTGGAACATACGCAACATCTGCGAGACCTTTGTATGCACCAACACCATAATTTAATCCGCCAGACAAAATTCCGGCTTTCAAACCTTCACTTAGCTCACCAGTCGCAATCGTGTTCGCAATAGTTGATGCGATGCCTTGGGATAAAGCTGCAACAGCAGCCTGACTTGCACCAGCACCAAGAATGCTCGACGCAACCCCAGAGAACATTTGCCCAATGCCCGGGATTAGCATCGCCGCAATCGGCAGTAGCGGACGAATGGAGTTGGTAAAACTTGTCCAGCTTGAAGGCGTAGCCACGCCTTCCGCAAAATAGATCGGCACCCCTTCGGGCGTGAACTGAACGCCGGTTCCAACATCCCTGCGTCTGCGAACGCTGTAATCAGAAAGAATGTCTTGGCGACCAACAAATGGAGCGTTATTTGCGTTAGTTGCTAGTGGTTGCCCGGTCTCTGTGTTGATGTATGAGGTTTTTTCAGCGTAGTAGTTGCCTTGCGGATCTTGCTGAACCTGAAGATTGGAAGGCACCGGAGATCCGTCTGGCATGAAGTAATTAGTGCCAGACTCGTACCCACCTTCAGCGCCTTCACCAGACCATGATTGCGCTTGAATTGGAATCCGTTGCTTGTCCTGCTTAATCTTGTAGATGTCCGTCATCCCGGTCGAACGAAGTTCTTCGGCCATTAAAGCCAAAGTTTCATCCGCAGTACCAGGAAGGTCGGAATAGAGCTGCCGCGCTTTGTCAGCCCCTTGTGCTTTTTCTATACGGTCACGCTGATCCTTGAGCTGGTCATAGAGCTTTTGACCGACAGGATCGAGCTTGTCCCGAGAAAACCGAGGGACGTATTCGCCTGGAAATTGCTCAAGAGCAGCTTCACTACTAGAACCATATTCACTACTAGAACCATATTCTGCCGGGGGCATTATGCAAGCTCCTTAATCAAGACCTGATCCACCTTTGCCGGATCAGTTTCATCCGTAGCATGAATGCAGTACCACACAGCATCTGTTACGGCATCTATAACATGCTCCACGCCAGCCGGGATTGTGATACATGCGGGAGCGTTTAGAAGCCTAGCTTTACGATTCATTTTTAATACTACAGTACCCGACGCCAGCACACTCAAATGACTGTAATCGTGTACATGCTTCTTGACGTAATGCTTGGCCGGAATGCGCATCTCTTTGGCGTAAACGCCATCAGAAAAATGATGTTCAATGCCAAGCAGTTTCACGTTCAATCCGCCTTTACTGCGTCAGATCGAAGAAAGAAAGCGACCCAACGGCATCGCCTGTGGTAGCTCCGGAAACCGTCCGAATGGCTACGGTATAGATGTCGCTGGTTCCGGCAATAGAAGCACCTAGCTGTAGATCGAAGTTATAGGCGTTGGGAAAACTTGTGTTCCCCGTACCGCCTGACGCACTGGCTGAAACGTAGTCAGTCTGCACAATCGTGCCGCCCGTTGTGGCAGTGGCAGCAACGTCAAAATCTACGTTGGTGTCGCTTGGTACGGTAGCCGCAAAAGTAGCGCCGGTTAAGGTCGGATTCTTAATCAAAGCCACTTCATAGTTTTGACTGGTGGTTGGAAAAACCTGAACCCTATTGGGGATCACAACCGCACCTGTTCGCCCAGAAGCCAACCGGATAGACACTACAGGCAAGAAAGTAGTTCCTATAGATGTTAATACCGTAGTACGTCGCGCCACATGGTCAATCGATGTCTGTTCAAACCCGCCTTCAGAAATAACGGTGCAGCAAATTGCCTTCATGGACGCTGCAACAGCCGCAGTCGTGCTTACGATTTCATAACGAACCGGCAAGATAGCGGTGGTCATGTAAACATTAGTGATTTCATTAGCGTTGGTAAACGTGTGGCATATGATGAATTCACCGTTGATGACGAAACCGCACCGCACTGAGCCAACACCCAACCACTCAAAATCCATCCACAGAATCTGTGCTTTTGTCGGGTCAAGAGTGTAACCAGAAGCACCCGTCCCGTCTAGCTTGTCGCCGTTCCAAGAGGACTGATTCACGGTTCGCGCATCTGATACAGAACCTGTGACATAACTTCTTAGGACAAACGAATACGTCCCATTTACCCTTTGAAAAAACACGCCGTTCTGGTCGTTGTAGTACCCCACTCGTTGAGTGAGGTTCAAGCTCATACTACTATCCATCACAAACGTAGCGAGGACCAGCAGCCCTTTACCCGGCTGATACGGAAAAGAGCGGAAAGACTGCCGGAGTACCGACCCAACCCCAGCTCCAGTGACCTCCATTTTGACGGCGGCTTCATTGGTGAGGAAGGAAGTCGTACCCGTCCCGGTCGTAGCCACATCGAACTGATTATCCGCAGCGTAGCGGTTTTGCGAATCAAAGAGGGTGAACGGCTCACTAACACGCAACCGACCAAAAGCATCCGCTGCCGTGCCAGCCGGATAAATACCATAGGGTCCTTGAGCAGCCACAAGTTCTCTCAGAAGGTTGTCGATCTGGTTGAAGTAGATCCGCAGGACGTTGTTGAGTTGATCAACATACTGCTTATTGTAATCAGCAGGGGCATACGGAAGTGCAGGAGCTCGGAAATTGTATGTGATGTTGTTCATCCACCAGACACTCCAGAACCAGAAGCCTTGCCATCAGGCTGCATATCAAGACGCATCAAGCCGAGCTGCCACTGCACACCAAGCGCTGAAGACTCAAACTTCATAGCAATCTGCCGTGCTCGCACTCTAATGTACACCTGTCCGGTGAACTCTTCAATCGGAACCGTTGCGGTACGGGTAATCGCCGCGTTACTAGATCCAGCGACTGATTGTGGGACGTTGTAGCCAGAGCCGGAGTTTTTAAGAGGAAGGAGCGTCAGCGTACCTGACGGCGATCCAGCAGTGGATCCACGGAAGGTGATGTCCGGAACAACACGCCGAATAAACATAAATTTATCGCCGTCGTCAATATCAACTTCAGCCGACGTAATGTAAGCGTTGATCGCAGTAGTAACCGGAGTCTGGTTATCGTCTACACCAAACTCATGAAAGACCAAATTGTTACTATAGGTCGCTGCCAACGGATAGATAAGCAGACCGGAATCAAGCCAAGCGGTGCGCCCCAACTCCCCGTAATACCAAATTTTTTCGAGGTAGTTGTAGATCACATATCGATCGTTGACTAGCGAGTTGGCGCTCGGGTAGAACCACCAGATCTCATTGAACCCTTCATTGGTCCCAGCACAAACTTGTTGAAATTGATCGTAATTGATGTCGCTAAAGACATACTGACGTAGGTCACAGGGCAGCACTTGCGTCTGTCCGCTGTACATATAGAATTTGTCAACCCCCATCCAGAACGAGAGTCCGTTAGCATAAGCGACCGCGTTTTGACTAACGATTGAGATGTTTTCACCAATTAGCTGCGCACCCCAACCTTCAGTACCCCCAAGAAACTGAAGACCGTAAAGCGCTGCATCGGTCCACACTAGGATCTCTTGACGAGCTTGAATAGCGGTGACGATCGTAGATCCACGAGACAAGCGAAGACTGCCCGCCTGATTGGTGGCGGATGGAGTCCAGTTTAGAGCATCTTCCTGGTCCGACCACCGAAGAAGCATTTCGTCTTGTATTGCAGATCCGTAATCATTACAACCAAACGCAAACACAAAACGCGAAATATCTGAAACAAGAAGGTAGTTCTGAATGGTAGGTACGTCGGAAGCGCCGACTTGAGTAGCAAGGTCTACACCCCGTGTACCGATACCAGCAGAGCTATCCCAAAAATAAATCGCCCCGCCCCGAGGTCCAAAAAGCAAATCTTCGCCAAAGTTGGACTGACTCCAAAGACGGATTTGAGAAACAACACTACCGCCACCCCAACCACCAAGACCCCATCCACCTACACCCCAACCTATCACAACAACCTGCACAGGACTGCCGGTGTTAATTTGATAAGTTGCCGTGACGGAAGATCCACCACCTGGAGAACCAGCAATCGCAGTAGCATTAGGCGTTACAGGGAGTGTGATTGTATAAGTATTAACATCAACAACCGTTACTTGGAACTCTTGATTGAGCACCGCTGCTGTCACGTTGGTTCCACCGCCACCAATATCCACTGCCCCACTAAAAGTTACAAAGTCTCCCGTATTACAATCATGTGCAGTATCGGTGACCGTTACTGTAGGAGAAGCAGTTAAAGCAAACGGATTGTTGTTGATTGTAGAAGAGGCACGGATCGGGGTAATATCATAGTACTGCCCGCCATCCTCAATGTAAAACTTCAGATTGGTACCTACCCCAGTATAAATATACCCAGAAAGATTAGCCCAAGACCACAAAGAACGGCATACACCTAAATAAATTTCGCTAGAAATCCTGTTCCACCCACCAAGTTTCTCAGGGGTACCATAACGAAACCTGATTTTATCGCAAGAATACCAACCGCCTTCAGTTGTATAGCGTGTATTCTCGCGGTTTATACCGGGCTTGAAGGACAGCTTTTTGAGTGGCATGATATTACTTCAATTGATTTTGAAGGGCTTTGACTTGAGCAGATAGCTCCTTAACAGCATTAATGAGGTACCAGATTAGCGGATCAGTATTAACAGAAAGCACACCTTCCGAAGTTGTGTTTATACACTCAGGCAACATTTCTTGAGCAATTACGCCAAGTTGAGTACCCTGCTTATTGATCACCGCAGTAGTGGGCAATTCATTGATCTCATTTTGAGTTCGATATTCAAAATTACGAACCCGTATAGCTTCGATTTTATTTAATCCATCGTTATTATCTACAATGTTCTTCTTCAATCTCGCATCTGAAGTGGTCTCCCACGTCGTCACATTTTTTTCGTTATATGCGCCGTTAGTACCACCGATATAAGCAGTATCGTTACCTTTACCGGTAAGCGAATATCCAATAACAATTTGATCATTTCCGCCAACAGCGCTTGCTTGGACATCAACTCCAAGCAACGTATTTCTTGATCCAGTAGTAAGCGAACTCCCGGACGAGCTGCCGAATGCTGAGTTGTTACTTCCGGTTGTTGCGTAAAGACTAAGGTCTCCAACCGCGCTGTTGTTTGTGCCAGAGAGGTTGGTATAGAGAGCTTGAATCCCCACCGCACTGTTACCTGTGCCAGTTTCATTAGTGTAAAGAGCGCTTACTCCCACTGCGCTATTGCCAGATCCTGTAGTATTAGAGAAGAGCGCTTGATAGCCCATCGCAGTATTTTCGTCGCCATTATTATAGTAGAGAGCATTTGTTCCCATTGCGCTATTGTCAGAGCCTGAGGTGTTGCTAAAAAGAGCGCCTACTCCCACTGCGCTATTGTCAGAGCCTGTAGTGTTGGCGGAGAGAGCGCTTGCTCCCACTGCGCTGTTGGAGAAGCCAGTGGTGTTGTTGGCAAGGGCAGCATATCCCACCGCAGTGTGGCTTGTGCCAGTGGTGTTATTTTGGAGAGCGCTCACTCCCACTGCACTATTGTCAGAGCCTGTGGTGTTGGCGTAGAGAGCGCCTTTTCCCACTGCGCTATTATTAGACCCTGTAGTGTTTAAGAAAAGAGCGAGTTGTCCAAACGCGCTATTTTCAGACCCTGTAGTGTTGGTGTAGAGAGCGCTTTCTCCCACTGCGCTATTGCTAGAGCCTGTGGTGTTATTTTGAAGAGCGCCGTTCCCGACCGCGCTGTTGAGAACGCCTGAGGTGTTTGCACTCAAAGTCCCTGCGCCGACCGCAGTATTAGACGGTACCGCGTTAGCTCCGTTGCCAACTGTTACCGAATTACCAACAGTTATATCTTCATCGAATGATTGCGTATTATAAAATGTTTGAGCTTCATCAATAAAGGCAAAAATTCTATTACCGCCAAGACTAGGAACAGTAAGAGTTCTAGCGGTATTTGTCGTATAACTAAGCTGAGCTTTATTAGTTTGGGTACCAAATGTAACTGTAGTAAATGAACCAGTATTAGGCGTTGTTGCCCCAACGGTGCCATTGATATTGATACTTGCGGTACCCGTAAGGTTTGTAACAACACCGCCTGAAGGGGTACCAAGATTAGGAGTGACCAACGTCGGAGATGTCGCAAAAACCAACGCACCTGTCCCGGTCTCCCCCGTTACTGCGGCTGCAAGATTGGCACTCGATGGGGTGGCGAGAAACGTGGCAACACCAGTGCCAAGACCGCTGATGCCGGTGCTGACAGGCAGGCCCGAGCAGCTCGTCAACGTGCCGGAAGAAGGCGTTCCAAGGGCACCGCCATTGACAACAAACGCACCGGCTGTGCCTACATTCACTGCGAGCGCCGTGGCGACATTCGTTCCAAGCCCTGACACTCCGGTGGCAATCGGAAGCCCCGTAGCATTCGTCAACGTGCCAGATGACGGAGTGCCGAGCGCAGGAGTAACCAGCGTCGGACTGGTAGTCAAAACAATCCCGCCAGATCCTGTGACGTTCTGACCAAGGGCAACAGCAACACCTGTCCCCAATGAGGTGACCCCTGTACCACCGTTGGCTGCGCTGAGAGCGTTGGTGAGACTCAGAGTGCCGATCGTCCGGGAAACATCGTAGTTGCTCATTTGAACGACATTGGTGCCGTCCACAAAAACATGCATCCGGACTCCGTTGGGGATCGTTACACCAGTCCCGGCAGAAGTCTTGACCGTAATCGCTTGGCTTCCGGTCGTGTTGTTCCAAATGATATATTGTTTCTCAATCGTCGGAACAATGAACTCACGAGTAGCGGTAATCGAACCCGCAACTTGAATGACTAGGTTCCTTTGGGCTTGAGAGGAGTTGGAGTTAGTGTAAAGCGCACCCCAATCATAGTTGGCATCAGATGGGAATGTGGCAGTGCCATATCCCGTAATAGACTCTTCAAGAGCCCACTTGAAGTTGTTGTTTGTAAGGTTTCCCCAGTTCGTATCGCCGGTACCGAGGAGTTCAATCTTAAGATTGTCTGACCAAGTGCTTGCCATACGTCACCTTACGGAAGTACTGGGGTCCAAGGTGACCCCGATGAATTGTTAACGTCGGTCCAAACGGAACCTTGAGAATTGTTGACGGGCGTCCAAGCAGACCCCTGAGAGTTGTTGACGGACGTCCAAGCAGACCCCTGAGAGTTGTTGACGTTCTGCCACGCTGCCCCCTGGCTATCGTCTACCATATTCCACAAGAACGCGCCCTCTGTCAAGTCGAGGATCGTGGCAGTCTCTGAAAGCGAGGTCGGGAAGATCGCCAACGAGCTAACAGCGTCCTGAGCTACGGCAGATTCCGGCACCACCACATTGAAAATGCTAGGTGCAACCGCTATGGCGTCCAGAGCTAAGGATGACTCTGAGATCGACGACCTAAACACAGCCTGAGCTGATAGCGCATCTAAAGCAGTTGACGTTTCGTTAATTACGGTTGGGAACGTGATGAATCCAACGCCACTATCAGAGCCAGTGGCCGATTCAGAGATCGTTGCAGGGAACGTGATGAACCCAACATCACTGTCGGATGCCGTAGCAGAGTCCGAGAACGGAGCGTTAAAGATCGAAGCCGCAACCAAGAAGGTATCGAGCGTCTGAACAAACTCATTGATCAGCGACCCAAAGGTCACTAGTGATGCGGTAGTATCGGTTGAGTTTGCGCTTTCAATAATGTTGGAAACAAAGAACGCAGCGGCTGTAGCGGTTTCAGAAGCGGTTGATGTTTCGCTGATTGATGTTAGGAATGTAACGATCCCCGCATTTGAATCCGCTGCGGTGGCAAGTTCTGAAATGCTTGAGGGAAAGACAGCTTGCGCTGCAACGACATCTAACGCCGTTGAGGTTTCTGAAATATCAGCCGGAAGTGTGAGAGTTACAGAGACTGAATCCGCAGCATTTGAAGATTCTTGAATGTCAGACAAAAATAAAATGCCTGCGGCAACTTGGTCAGACGCAACAGAAAGCTCTGAAACATCCGCTCCTAACACTCCAAGACTTGATACTGTGTCAGTGCCGGTCGTGAGTTCAGCGATGTTTGAATTAAACGTAGCTAATGTATTGATGCTATCAACTGCGATGGCTGATTCATTGACCGAACGATTAAATATTAAAACAGCGTCAACCGAATCAGAACCAGTAACGGTTTCCGAAAGATCGCTTTGAAACAGCAGCCCCCCTAGAATTGAATCTGCAATGTTGACTGTTTCAGAAACAGCAGAGCCGAACGATCCTAAAGCACTGATTGAATCGGAAGCGGTAGACGTCTCGCTGACTGATGCTGTAACCGTGGTACCCCCACTCTGGAAGTACCAGCCAAGACTACCGTTGTTCGTTGAGTTCGCTCCCGCAAACCATGTTGTATCAAGACTGTACGCCCTCACACCCGTGATCGCTAAGTAGTCAACGTTCGCTGCCGTTCCAGACCCGGTAAAGATCAGCGTACCCGGAGAACTTGCTGATGTACCT